GATTGCTGGCGACATTATTGAAATGGTGGACGCTGACATTAATAGCCGCAAAGACTGGGTAGAAATGTACGTCAAGGGATTGGAAGTCCTTGGCATGAAGTACGAAGAGCGCACCGAACCGTGGAGTGGCGCTTGTGGCGTATTCTCTACTGTGTTAACTGAAGCTGCTGTTCGATTCCAAAGCGAAACAATTTTGGAAACGTTTCCAGCCCAAGGGCCAGTTAAGACTCAAGTCATTGGCGCTATTGATAAGCTCAAAGAAGAAGCTGCTGAGCGTGTCCGGGAGGATATGAATCTCCAGTTGACTGAAGAAATGCCTGAGTACCGGCCAGAGCATGAAAAAATGCTGTACTCGCTGGGCTTGGCTGGATCAGCCTTTAAGAAGGTTTACTACGATCCATCAACAAAGAGGCAGACGGCTATTTTCATTCCCGCCGAGGATATGATTATCCCTTATGGCGCTTCTAGTTTGATTAGTTCAGAGCGTGTTACGCATATCATGCGTAAAACTCAGAACGATATTCGCAAATTACAAGTATCTGGCTTCTATTGTGATGTCGATTTGGGTGAGCCAGTAGCGATTCATACTGACGTAGAGAAAAAGAAAGCAGAAGATCAGGGTTATAGCGTTACTGACGATGATCGCTACCAGATTCTTGAGGTTCAGATAGATTATGACCTGCCCGGTTATGAGGATGACAATGGTATTGCGCTTCCCTATGTAATTACCATTGATCGGAATACCCAAAAGGTACTTTCTATCCGTAGAAACTACGAAGAAGATGACGATACACGGGCAAAGCGCGAGCATTTTGTCCAGTACACGTATATTCCCGGCTTTGGCGCGTATGGTATTGGTTTAATTAGCTTGATTGGTGGCTACGCACGAGCAGGAACGTCATTGATTCGCCAATTGATTGACGCTGGCACGCTTTCTAACCTTCCGGGCGGCTTGAAATCACGCGGTTTGCGGATTAAAGGTGACGATACGCCGATTGCACCGGGCGAATTCCGTGATGTTGACGTTCCATCTGGCACGGTGCGAGATAATATTATGGCGCTGCCATATAAAGAGCCAAGTGGGGTATTGGCTGGTTTGTTAGATAAGATTACAGACGAAGGCCGACGGCTTGGTTCTATTGCCGACATGAATGTCAGCGATATGAGCGCAAACTCTCCAGTTGGTACTACGCTTGCTATTTTGGAGCGCCAACTTAAGAATATGTCGGCGGTTCAGGCGCGTGTCCACTATTCTATGAAGCAAGAGTTTAAGCTGCTCAAGAATATTATTAGGGACTATACGCCAACAGAGTATAGCTATAACCCAGTTGGTAATAACCGCAAAGCCAAACAAAGCGATTACGACTTAGTTGAAGTTATTCCTGTTAGTGATCCTAATAGCTCGACGATGGCACAGCGGATTATGCAGTATCAGGCTGTAATTCAGTTGGCACAACAAGCCCCACAGATTTATGATCTGCCACAACTTCACCGCCAAATGATTGAAGTGCTTGGGGTTAAAAATGCAGACAAGTTAGTCCCAGTTGAAGACGATATGACGCCGCGTGATCCGATTAGTGAGAATATGGCGTTCTTAACTGGAAAGCCAACGAAAGCGTTTATCTATCAGGATCACGATGCACACATTGCTGTACATACATCCATGATGCAAGACCCTACGCTAATGGCTCAGATGGGGCAAAACCCACAAGCTCAGAAAATGATGGCCGAGATTCAGGCGCACATTTCAGAGCACTTAGCTTTTGCTTATCGCAAGAAGGTTGAAGAGCAATTGGGTGTTCCAATGCCAGCGCCTAACTCTAAACTGCCAGAAGAAATTGAAGTTCAGCTTTCGCGCATTGTTGCTCAAGCAGCGGTACAAGTTCTTGCCCAGAGCAAAGGCCAAGTCCAGCAACAGCAAGCGCAGCAGCAAGCCCAAGATCCACTTGTTCAAATGCAGCAAGCAGAGTTGCAAATTAAACAGCAAGAAGTCCAAGCCAAGACTGCAAAAATCCAAGGTGACTTGCAGATTAAGCAGGCTGAGTTGCAGCTTAAAAGCCAACAAGCTGCTGGTAAGCAGGGTGAAAACTCAAACGCTACGATGCAAAGGCAGCAGGCTGAAATGCAAATGATGACTCAAAGGCATCAGCAGGAAATGGCTCAAGAAGCTCAGGCATTCCAACAACGGATGACTATTGAAAGACAGACGGCTGAGCAGCGTAATCAGATTGCAATGATGCAAGCCCAAAACAAAAAAGGAAATGAATAATGAATGCCAAACTAATTGATATTGCTGTCGGCAAAATTGACGAACATATCAAGAATTTGGTAGATGTCTTAAGTGGTGGTGGAGCTAAATCCTACGATCACTATAAAGAACTGTGCGGGAAAATCCAAGGTTTCCAAACCGCGCAGTATGAACTTGGCGACCTTGTGCGTAGACTTAAGGATAACGATGACGACTAACTTTGATCTTGGAGCAATTGATCTTTCTGGCGTGCTAAATACCAGTCAGGAAGAAAAAGCCAAACAAGTTCCTGAGCCAGCGACTTACCATATTCTTTGCGTGCTCCCCGATGCGGAAGAAGAGTATGAAGGTGGACTGATTAAAGCAAGCCAGACAATGCAGTTTGAGGAGTTGCTTTCTCCCGTACTGTTTGTGGCAAAAATTGGCCCTGATGCCTTTAAAGACGAGAAACGTTTCCCGTCCGGCCCATCCTGCAAAGTGGGTGATTTTGTTTTGGTTCGACCTAATACCGGCACACGAATGAAAATTCATGGACAGGAATTCCGTCTTATCAATGACGATAGCGTTCAAGCAGTTGTGCAAGACCCTCGCGGAATCAAACGTGTTTAAGGAATAAATCATGGTTGAAATTGAAAAAACAGAGTTTGAGTTTCCTGATGAAAAAGAGGAAAAGGCTACGAAGGTAGCGGGTCGCGCATCGAAAGATGAAGACGACGAGCCGGAAATTGAGGTGGTTGACGATACGCCGGAATATGATAGAAATCGAACAAAGATGGCGGAACCCCCAAAGGAGTTTGCTGAAGACGAACTGAATAAGTACGACGAGAGCGTACAGAAGCGTATTAAGCATTTTACCAAGGGCTATCACGAAGAGCGCCGTGCAAAAGAGTCTGTTCAACGAGAGAAAGATGAAGCTGTTCGCTTTGCTCAATCTATGGTTGAGGAGAATAAGCGCCTAAAGGGTACGGTCAATCAAGGTCAAACAGCACTGATTGAACAAGCCAAAAAGGTAGTTGCTAGTGAGCTTGAAAAGGCAAAGCAGCAATATAAAGATGCTTATGAGGCAGGCGATTCAAATGCCTTGGTAGACGCTCAAGAGAATCTTACTTCAGTTAAAATGAAGTCAGAGCGGGTAAATAACTTTAAGCCTGCGCCTTTACAAGTTGATGAAGTTGATGTACAAACTACACAACAGAAGCCGCCAATTGATGAAAAGTTGGCGTCGTGGCAAGAGAAGAATCCTTGGTTTGGTAAAAATAAAAGGATGTCTGCTTACGCCCTTGGGCTTCATGAGGATTTGACTGAAGAAGGAATTAAAACTGGCAGCGACGAATACTACAGACGTATCGACGTTGACATGAAAGAAAGATTTTCGGAACAGTTTGGAGCCGAAGAGAACGTTGATGCTAAACCTCAACGAACTAAATCCAACGTTGTTGCACCTGCAACCCGTAGCACAGCGCCTCGAAAGATCGTGCTTACGCAGACACAGGTGAATCTCGCCAAACGGCTTGGTGTTCCATTGGAACTCTATGCTCGTAAGGTTGCTGAAGAAATGAGGAAATAAAATGGCTGGAACACCGCGTACAACTCGTGACCTTGATACCCGCGAACTGACGGAGCGCCCAAAACAATGGATGCCCCCTCAACTTCTGCCCGATCCGAATTCGGAACCGGGTTATGCTTTTCGCTGGATTCGTGTAAGCACGCTGAATAAAGCTGATCCGACTAATATTTCATCTAAGCTTCGTGAAGGCTGGGAGCCTGTAAAGGCGGCTGACCATCCTGAAATCCGCTTGTTTGGACGGGGTAATCCCGACTTTCCAGACTGTGTGGAAGTAGGTGGTTTGCTGCTTTGTAAAACCCCAGTTGAGTTTACTGTGCAGCGTGACGCATATTATCGCCAACAGGCTGATGTGCAAATGCAATCAGTAGATAGCAACTATATGCGCGAAAGTGACCCACGGATGCCTCTCTTTAAGGAAAGACGGTCTGAGGTAACTTTCGGAAAAGGTAATTAATTTTAAAGGAGTCGTAAATGGCTTATCCCACTGTAGATGCCCCATACGGGCTAAAGCCAATCAATTTGATTGGTGGTCAGGTGTTCGCGGGTTCAACCCGTCTGATGGAAATTGCAAGTGGTTATAACACTAACATTTTCTATGGCGACCTTGTTAAACGTGTTATTGGCGGTACTATTGAAAAAGATACTGGCACAACCTCATTGACTCCTTGCGGAGTGTTTTTGGGTGTTCAGTTTACTAATAGTTCTACTGGTCAAATCCAACAACAACAGTTCTATCCTGCTGCACAAGCTATCAAGTCGGGGACTGAAATCCTTGCCGTGATTGCCGATGATCCAGATACTCTGTTTAAAGTCGCTGTTTGTTCGTCTGGCGTAGTTATGGCTACTGTTACTCAGAATGCTATTGGCACTAATATGTCAATTCTGAATACCAATGGCTCTACAACTACAGGTAATTCTAGCGTATCGGTTGCGAGTTCTTCTCCAGCCACTACTGCGGGATTTCCAATTCGCGTTATTGATGTTGTTCCTGACACTGCTACCTCTGCTACTACGTTTAGTGAAGTAATTGTCAAGATCAACTTTGGTATTCATCAATACAACAACGCTACCGGCTTGGCCGTCGCTTAAGGAGTTAAATCATGGCTATTTCACGCGCACAACTACTTAAAGAACTGCTTCCGGGTCTGAACGCTTTGTTTGGTCTGGAGTATGCAAAATACGGCGAAGAGCATAAAGAAATTTATGAAACCGAATCTTCTGAGCGTAGCTTTGAAGAAGAAACCAAGCTGTCGGGCTTCTCTGCTGCACCAGTCAAAAACGAGGGTTCTGCCATCGCTTATGACAATGCACAAGAAGCATGGACTGCACGTTACAACCACGAAACTATCGCAATGGGTTTTGCCATTACGGAAGAGGCTGTGGAAGATAACTTGTATGACTCGCTGTCGTCACGTTATACCAAGGCTCTAGCTCGCGGTATGGCTTACACCAAGCAGGTTAAAGGTGCTTCTATCCTGAACAACGCTTTTACCGCTGGTTTTACCTACGGCGACGGCCAAGTTCTTTGCAGCACCTCACACCCATTGGTGTCTGGCGGCGTTAACAGCAATCGCCCAACT